CTGTAAATCGTGCGGTGTTTTCATCCCACACAGCAAAAAACGATGGATGGTCGAAAGAGGAGAATGGCGAGCAACTATGACTTCAAGATGGAAAAACTGTTAAGGTTTGAAGACTTAGACATCCAAGAGATTGGCGGTCGCCAACTAACCAAAGCAGGAGCTTTGTGGATATTACACGGACACGAATTCTTTAACACCTTTGACCCAGTAAACTTTGCTCGCACTCTGCAACTAAAAACTGGTGTCTGCACTATTGCAGGACATAAGCACAAAAGCAGTCAA